CAAGGATCACAAGGTGATCAAGGATCACAAGGTGATCAAGGATCAGTAGGATCGCAAGGCGATCAAGGATCAGTAGGATCGCAAGGCGATCAAGGCTCACAAGGTGCAACTGGAACAGGAAGTCAAGGCTCTCAAGGCTCTCAAGGAAATCAAGGGAACCAAGGCGTAACTGGTCCAGTGGCTGGATCTGCAAATCAAGTTGTATATAAAGACGGAAGCAATGCTGCTGCTGGCTCTTCGAGTTTTACTTTTAATGGTACAACAGTAACTGTTCCGATACTTTCAGTTACTAGAACTGCTGGCACAGGAACACAAAGTCCTTCAGTAACTATTACTGCTCCTGCCCATACCGCTTTGACTGCTTCTACAGAATCTAATGATTTAAATATTAACTTAGCAAGGACAGCACAATTTGCAACTGGTGCTTTAACCACTCAAAGAGCAGTTAGAATACAAGCTCCAACTTATGGGTTTGTTGGTGCTAGTACATTAACTACGGCAGCTACAGTCCAGATTGATTCAGCCCCTGTTGCTGGAACTAATGCGACTATAACAAATGCTATCGGGCTAAGAGTTTCAACTGGAGTTGATGCTGGAGTTGGTATAGTAATTCAAGGATCTTCTAGTCAATCAGGCGATTTATTTAGAATACAAAATTTTAGCGGAACTAATCTTCTTTATGTCGATAGTAACTACTCACTATATTTAGCAAGGTCTTTAAATTTAACTCCTTTTAATACTTCTGCTGGAAATACAAGCGAATTAAGGTTCTACGAACTAGCAGCTAACGGCACAAACTATGTAGGATTTAAAGCTGGAGATAGTATAGCAAGTAATGTAATATGGACATTGCCTACTGCTGATGGAACTAGTGGTCAAGTTCTGTCTACTAATGCAAGCGGTGTGTTGTCTTGGATTACTCCAGCTTCTAAATCAGCAGGAAGCGATATTTTTCTAGCTAACAATTTCGGAGGTTTATAATGCCAGTCACATCAACGCCTATCTTTGCTCAAGCCCCATACTTTGTTGCAAAAACTCTTGCAGCACAAACAGCATGTACAACTAGAGGACCAACAGCAACGGCTAGCCTTGCAGCAGCTAACATCATCGAAGTTGTGCCGACTTCTACTAATGGCCTAAGAATTGATAGCATCCAAGTCAATGCTTGTTCTACTTCTTTTACTGCACCTACCGCTGGTAATATCGTAGGCATATGGGTATGGGATGGCACTACAGCTTTCTTATTCACGGAAATACTTGTGACCGCTGTAACTCCTTCAACTACTGTAGCTGGATTTACTACCACTTTGACTTTTGCCAATCCGCTTGTTTTACCAAGTACATTTAAACTTTATGCCTCCCTTAGTGTTACCACTACTGCTAGTACTACTGCATTGCAAGTTTGTGTAATGGGAGGGGCATACTAATGGCTGGAGCGTTTGCCTACGGCATGACTCCGACTAACTCTCCAAAAGGTTCTGCATTTCAAGCAGTGCAACCTTCTGTAATTCCTGTTGGTGTTATCGAAATGTTTGCGGGTTCTACCGCCCCCAATGGATGGCTAGTTTGTGACGGAAGTACTGTGAGCAGAAAGACTTATAGCGATCTTTTTAAGATTATTGGTACTACTTATGGTGCTGGTAATTCTAACGATACATTTACTTTACCAGATATGAGGGGAAGATGTCCGATTGGTGTTGGTACTGGCACATATGTTACAGCAACAGCTAGAACTCTAGCTTCAACTACTGGAGCAGAAACAGCAACATTACTTGAAGCAAATCTTCCATCTCATGCTCATGCTTTTACTCCTTCTGGATCGTTAAACTCAGAAAGTAGTCATACTCATGGTAGTGCCAATGCTGGAAGTCATAACCACACTTCAAATAACTCTTTACTAATGTATGTTGGTTCGGGTGGTGGTGCAAATCTAAGTGCTGGAACTAGTTATCAAATCTATAACTTGAATGCTACTATACAAAACAATGGTGACCATTCTCACGGATCAACAAATAGTAACACAGGGCATACTCATACATTCACAGGATCTGCTGGAACAACAGGAAATGGAAATGGAACTGCAACCGCAGTGAGTATTATGCAACCAGCTATAGCAATTAACTTTATAATTAAGGCTTAAGGAGATAATTATGTTAAATCATTTTAGTGTTTCTAATATGCAAGCTATTTCAAATGATCCAAACGATATTGGAAACTCATATCAAATAGCAATTGTTCAATCAGATGCTGATGGTTCAAATAAAACCAATGTTTATAAAATAAGAAACACAGAAGATATTTCTGCTAAAATAGATGAGCTTGCTTCTTTATTGTTAAGCTATTCTCCACTTGCTGACACATTAGAGTTAGCAAAACATAAAAAATTAAATGATATTAATAATGAATGGCTTATCTTAGAAAAAACAGGATGGGATTCTGGTCAAGGTTATTATCTTGGTATTACCCCCTCTGATGTAGCCCTTCTCGTAGGTGTGTTCTCTCTTGCAAAAGAGGCAGCAGCATTGGGCTTAGAACTTCCTCACCTAATCAGTATGGCTAATACACCCATTAGCTTCTCCACCATACAAGAAATGACCCTTCTCCTTCTCCAATATGGCCAAGCTCGCTCCAATATGGCTAGTTCATTTGCTGCCAGACGAAAAGCTGTCGCAGATGCTACTACAATTGAAGAGCTAGGTGTAATTTAATGTAGGCACAACTACATTATTTGGGGGTTAGAACAATGGATGATAAAGACTTTATCCTATTAATTGAACGATTAGGTGTTTCTTGTAGTTTTTTAATATTCTTTGTTTGGACAACCTATAGAGCATCTACTTGGTTGGGTGAGAAGATCATCCTCCCTTTGCATGATAGACACATCAAATTTATAGATAGGTTGGAAAATGGTCTAGAAAGTGTGGTAAAAAGCCAAGAAAACACTATGGACATACTTAATCAGATACTGTTGAACACTAGGGAATTACACGAACTTAAAAGAAATAAAAAGGAAACTGCCAATGCAGAATGAGATTATTTACACAAACGACACCATTGTTGCTGTAGAGTATACTGTATTAAATAGCAATGAGTGTACTTACATATATACAAGTGGGTTTGTTTATGGCATGTGATTGTGCTCCAGATCAAGGTGCTGTTTATTCACCAAATTATGTTGGTGCAGCAGTAAATGCAGCTTCGTTGTTGCTCATAGAATGTGCTGATTGTTATGGGAGATGTATTTATAAAATGCAAACTATTAATCAAGTAGCTACTTGGGTCTTAGATGCTAATACTTGTTCTGAGACAATGCCTACTGATGCTACTGCTCCATCTTCAAGTATGAGTGTAATTTATATTGCTTGGGAATAATAATGAAGTTAACTGATGAGATAAAAAATAAAATACAAGAATTATATGACTCAACACCAGATGATGTTCATGGTGTTTCTTTTGGTTTTAAATATACAAACAATATAGACACTGGAAAAATAGGCGTTGTTTTTAATGTAATAAAAAAATTAAATGAAAACGAATTAAGCAAAGATGAAATACTACCAAAAACTATTCGTGTAAATGGAATTGACATAATAACAGATGTTGTAGAATCAGAACCCATAAAAGGTCTGGCTTGTTACAATGATTTATATGGTCAACCAGAAGAATTTTTTCGTTTTACTTCTACAAACACTCAGGTTATCAGACTGAGTGGTCAGTATGGAATGAGAGAACCATTTGAAGGAGGTCAAGAAATATGTCGTTTTCCAGATAAATATTCTGGAAGTTGGTTTACAACAAAACCATATATAAGCACTACTGTTGGAACGATTGGTTTTTGGGCAACAGATGAAATAGACAATAAAGTTGTTGGTGTTACTAATGCACATGTTGCAACTTTAGACTTCGTAATTGCCTCAGAAAGAAACACGCAAGCAGAATTAAATTATACATATAATATTTATGACGAATTAGAATGGTTTATTGATAAAAAAAAACATAGGCCAGGACTTTTTAGCTTTGATAATGACAGCACTAAAAAAGTTATCCGTATAGGTTCTACTAAAAGGTATTATCCAGTTAGTTTAATAAATTCTAATTATATTGATGCTGCACTTTATTATCCAGAAAATGTATCTCATCTTAATCATATTCATACTCCAACAACTAATCCAGATAGTTATTCTTTAGAATATCCTTTTGCAACAACAGAAGAGATAGATGATTTATTATTTAATCCAATAGATGTTTATAGTACTGGTAGAAGTACTGGTCCAAAAGGTTGGAATAGTTGTAAATTACAAATACAAGCCATAGGCTTTTCAACCAGTGTTACTTATGATCCTAGAGACTCTGACATTACTGTTCCGTATTCTGATTGCATACAATTTAAATATCAGCCAGGTTATAATAATTCTTTTTGGCCAGTTTTTTATGGGGATTCTGGATCTGCATTAGTTAAAGTTATTAATGGCGTTAAAAAAATTATAGGTTTGGTTTTTGCTGGAAGCAGAGTTGAGGGTGTAGCTGCAAGAATAGATAGAGTTGCATCTTTAATGAAGATAAAGGCTTATGATAGTGCATCATCAACAACTTTATCGACACCTACTGTTTATTCAATTAGTGTTACAGATCCAAGAATAAATCAACCAACACTAAATATAAATGGAAAGCTATATTATCAGGCTGGATTTAGAAGTTTGGGGGGTGCAACTCCAACGCCTACCCCGACACCGACACCGAGTCCAACACCGACTCCTACGCCAGTACCGACTCCGACTCCTACACCAACACCGACACCAACGCCAGTACCGACTCCTACACCAACACCGACTCCTACGCCAACCCCAACACCGACCCCTAGTCCAACGCCATCTGTATGCGTTGATAACTGGTCACTTGTAAACTTTACTGGCACAACATTTAAGAATGGCGATCTCATTCCTCAAATTACAGACCAGACAGCATGGGATTCTGCCACAGGTCCAGGCTGGTGTTATTATGATAATGATCCTGCTAATAATGCTGTTTATGGCAAACTTTACAATTGGTATGCTGTCACTGATGCCAGAGGATTAGCCCCACAAGGTTTTCATGTACCAACACTAACAGAATGGCAAGATTTAATTATATGTTTAGGGGGATCAGATGCGGGTGGTGGCATATGGCCTGTGGCTGGTGCTAAGATGAAAACAACAGGCACAATTCAAGATAATGATGGGTTGTGGAATTCTCCAAATGATGCCACAAATGAAAGCGGTTTTTCAGTTGTACCAAGTGGTTGTAGAACAGGTGGATTTATTAATCTTCATGGAAGAGGAAGCTTCTGGACTTACGATCAAACTATATGCATTAATTTTAACAATGGTGCTTCTTATGTTTACATTGGAGGCGATTCATCGACTGTTGGATATTCTGTACGATTAAAACAAGATGCTACGCCTACTCCGACCCCTACGCCCACACCAACTCCAACACCTAGTTCTAGGTTAACTTTCTTAGACACAAATGAATCAACTCTTGTTTCTTATTTTGTTAATGATGGAACAACAGAAAGTCGAACAACAGGTATTGTTAATGGTGGTTCTGATAACTCTACTGTTACATTACGATTTACAGTAAATGCTG